AATATACAGAACAACCTGCCACTTGATTCAATTGGAGCTAATGTAACCATGGGAAAACTAAAAACAATGTTTTCTAAATCGACATCTAGTAAAATAAAATCTCGTTTTGTATTGGATCATCTAATTGATACCATTGGATAGCCATCAGATAGCCATCAGATAACCAAAGACCCTAGCTATATATGTTAGGGTTTTTTAGTTTAGTCAATGAGGTTTCGTTTAGTCAAGGTTTAATTTATTATCCGTATATTACCATGAATGAATAAAGTACTTTAAGTCTCGGCAATCCTCGGAAATGTTTTATGCTGTATGATACCTAGACTAAATAGAAATTTGAAAATAGAAATTTGTGGTTGACATTTAATAGACTTATGTTTATATTATTGTATTGAATAAATCAAACTATTGAATAAATCAAACATTATGGCTACTCGATCTTACATAAAAATTTCAGATTTACAAGGATTAAAACTTTACAAACACTACGATGGCGATCCTAAATCTACATTACCTTGGCTAAAATCTTTTAATACCAAATGGGCTGAAACTGGTAGAGAAGACAATAACTACAAATTTGCTCAATTGGTTCGCTCCTCTGTTATTGATGCTGAAGAATTTAATCTTGACACATCTACAGAAACAGGTTGGGCATTGAATATATGGAAAACAAATACGCTTATGGCTGCTACTTATATATTCTACATGCCGACGGTTCTGTAGAATATAAATTTGTTGACTAACCAAACCAAAAAAAACCTCAAGAATTTATATTTTTGAGGTTTTTTAGTTTAATCTTGCTTATTTGCATATTGATATAATAAGGGTTTTTATGGGTTATATAGCATCCCTAAGTTGTTGTGGGGCAATGTATCATAGATAGTTTTTCGCATGGTGGTTTCTTATGTTTATTATGTTTACAACCTTTTACATTAGTTTTACAACCTTTTACCATAAAAAATTTGCGGAACATAAAAAAAGTTTTTATATTGTGAGTGAAACGAACAATTCTTTTGAACACTTATATAACTAATGTCCTTAATGAACCTTGAATAACTTATATGCCTAAGGATATGAAATGAACATTAGGATAGGAAATGAACCTGGATGATAATGACCATCAATGCAGTTTGGTTAGCTATATAAATATTAGTAAATATAACATAAAAGACGTATGGCAATATTTACTATAAAGGACCTAGCGAAAGCTAAGTATAAACAAGTTTTCATAGATAAAATTAGAGCAAAAGAACCGATGCTCTTGGAAAATACTAAAGCATTTGAAGTACTTGAATGTCCTGAAAGTGTTCTTTCGGCATTGGAAGCAGCAAAAACTAATCAAGAACTTACCGATATAGTAAAGTCTGGTGGTAGTCTTAAATTTCTATTCAAGACTAAAAAAGGTAAAAGAATTAAACTTACAGATATTTCTAAAGAAAATGTCAAAGGTTCATCTGCTCGGGTCGGCGATGCAAACACTACCAAATACCAGGAACTTTGTTCACTGTATATAATTGAAATGGTTATCAAAAATAAAGTAGTAGAAAAGACAAAACTAGTAGAAATTTACAATGACCTAGTAAATCAACCTACATGGCAAGAATCTTTTTTAGCACAAGAAGAAATATTTAAAAAAATGAAAACTGACCTAAAAATAGGTCGCCACGCCATATTCAATAGAGATGGTGGATTTATGGATTTTATTACACAAAAAATAAAGACCTTTGGATTTTCCCAAAAGGATGCTTGGAACCCTGCTGATGTCTGGTTAATAAAAAATTCGACGGTCATGCAGGACCTTAAAGAGGCTAAAAGCATACAAGAGCTCAATGATATGATGAAAAAAATGTTTTTTGAGGATAGATTAATAGGTATTTCTCTAAAAAAGACCAAGAAAAAAGCATTCTACGAACTGGTAAACCTATCGAACGAGAAACCAAAAGAATATAAGTTACTTAGACTAAATATAGCATTTGATATGGTTGGTAATAAATTTAGTAACGATGAACTTAACTACGACCAATATTACGACGGAAAATCTGTTATAAATGTTCAAATACGAATGTACCCAAAGTCTACTCTAAGCAATGTCCAGGTATCATACAAACTAAAAGGCGCAAGTGCTGAATTCGGTAAGGTTCCTTCTAGATTCAGAAACGACCTTTTTAAGACTTTTACTGGCTTAAATTTTCCACAAGGTAAAAGTATGCCACGAAACCTAGAAGAATTTAGTAAAAATAGAACTTTATATGAAAAGATGTTCAAAAAAATTCAAGCTAACAAGAACTTTAATACTAATGTTCGAGGTGTAAATGAATTTTTTAAGAACTTCGAAACTATTTTTAGCGAACAAAGCGAAACCTATATACAGACCGAACTGTGTACCAAGCTCCAGGGTTTCCATATAGCATACGGCTTTTCTTTGTTATCAGAAAACGAACTAACCGACCTACTTACACAGTGGGCATATTTATCACAAAAAAAAGGAAACATCTTTGGACCTTTTGTCAAAGTTTATTAAAAATACCACACACTTATAAAAAAAAATGAACCCATTAGATACACAATACGCAGATATTCTTAGACTCATAAAGCGTCAAGGCCACGAAAAAGACACTAGAAATGGAAAAACTAAAAGCATATTTGGAGTTACTTTCAGACATGACATGAAAACTGGGTTTCCTTTGTTGACAACAAAAAAGATGGCTGTTAGGTCTATCATGAATGAACTCAGATGGTTTTTAACAGGCTCGACAGACATAAGAGACTTATGGAAAATGAACGTTTCTATATGGGACGGTGATTGGTACAAAAACTATAGAAAATGGTGTACAAATCCACTGTCACTCCAACAAATGAAAACTATTGCTAAAAATCCAAGTTCATACCATGATACTATTTGGGACTTAGGTCCTATTTACGGCTCTCAGTGGAAAAATTTTGATGGTATAGATCAGATAAAACAAGTACTAGAAAAACTGCGGAATAATCCAGATGATAGAGCAATTATGGTCAGCGCATGGAATCCTTCGAAATTGGAAGAAATGACTTTGAGACCTTGCCATTATGGTTTTCAATTATTTACTAGAGTTCTAACTAAAAAAGAGCAACTAGATTATATAGCATCAAAGCGATACAGCAGTGGCAACAAACCTACTAGAGCAATTTCTCTTCTTTGGAATCAACGATCAGTAGATACGCCTCTAGGTTTGCCCTTCAACATAGCAAGTTATGCTATGCTTCTTGAATTATTTGCTGCTGAGACAGGTATGGTGCCTGATGAGTTAATAGGTAATTTGGGTGATACTCATATCTACGAAAATCAGATGCTTGGTGTTGATGAACAACTTTCCCGAGATGGTTACGCAATACTACCAACTATAAAAATAAATCATTCAAACATTTTAGCAGGACAGTTTGATTATACTATAGCTGATTATCGGTCTTGCGATGTTATCAAGTTTCCGTTGAGCAACTAAAATACTAACTGGGTTGATTCTGATACAAAATACCATATCAACTGGGTTGATTCTGACACAAAATACTAACTTTATTTGACATTAGTGCTATAAATGTTTATATTTATGTATTGATAAATTAATAAAATTCCAACCACAATGACCACAATGAACACAAGCGATAAAAGCGAAACAGAGGTAAATGCTCAAATTCTTAGGCTGAATAAAGCAATAGAAGAATTAAAAGAATACAATTACTACGGCGTAGATAATATGTTAGAAATTTATGATGCGGTTAGTGCTATAGCACTCGTGCGGTATGGTTTAAAACTAAATAAAATGAGTGACTTACAAAATGAAGCATAAAATTTACATACCCTCTAAAGGCCGTCCAGATTCATGTACTGCAAAAATGTTAAAACAAAACAACATTCCTTTTAGTTTAGTAGTAGAAGACCAAGATTATAATGACTATGTTGCTACGTGGGGTAAAGGTTCTGTAATTAATCTAGGCGGTAATGATTATGGGTCAGTTGGCTATGCTCGTGCCTTTATTAAAAATTACTCAACAGATCTTGGAGAAAAATGTCATTGGCAATTAGACGACGATTTACCTATGATTTATGAAGTTATAGATGGGAAGAATCGAAAAGCAATACCCGATGAAGTTTTTAAAAAAGTAGAAAATTTTTATAACCTATACACAAATATAGGCATAATTGGTCTATCTTCTAGTGCTTTCAATAAAATGTCAGCCCATGAATATCGAGTAAACGCCTTTGCATTTGGCTGCGTTTTGATAAACAATCAAACACCGTTCAGTTACCGTATGGACACAGTAGAAGATTTAGATTATACACTACAATGCCTTACTTCTAATTATTGTACTGTTCGTTTCTATAAATTTGCTTTTGCGACTGTGAGCACTGGTGTAAACAAGGGCGGTTATAATGAAATTGACAGCACCGTAGATAATAATGTTACTACCAGGAATCAAAGAATGATTAATACTGTCGATCTTTGGCCAGGAATTTTAAACGAAATTGTCTATAAAAAGCATGCTGTGGCTGGTTACGATAAGCGTATAAAAACCAATCATATATGGAAAAATTTTGTGCATCCGTTAAAACTAAAAATCACTAATACAGGACTATGGGCTAATGAAATATCCGACACTATATAAAAGAACAAAAACTGGGTCTGTCCAAGAATGGACTATCGAACTCGAAGGAAATAAACATAGAACTATCGTGGGTAAAAAAGGCGGTAAATTAATTGTAGGTGCGTGGACTACAGAAACTGGTGTAAACGTGGGTAAATTGAACGCAACATCAGACGAAGAACAAGCACTAAGAGTAGTTTTGCGAAAAATAACTAAACAAAAAGAAGGTAACTATGTAGAAAATATTGAAACCATAGATAAAGACTTTGGGTTTTCTCCTATGCTTGCTTCTGGTTGGGATTTTTCCAAAAATGAAAATAATTATCCTTTATATTCACAGCCAAAATTAGATGGAATCAGGTGTATAGTAAATATTGATGGTATGTGGTCTAGAAACGGTAAACCAATACTGTCAGCACCTCATATCTACGAATCTTTATCGCCTATTTTTGATGTCTATCCTAATTCTGTTTTTGATGGCGAATTATATAACCACGAATTTAAGGAAAACTTCAATAAAATTATATCATTGACAAGAAAATCGAAACCAACAACAGAGGATCTCATTGAATCTTCTGAACTTATTCAATATCACATTTATGACTATCCTTCAGATAATGGGAATTTTGTCGAAAGAAGTTCAAATCTAGTAAAATTATTTCATGAATTTTATAAGTCCAAGTTGCCATCCAAGTCACTGAAATTGGTAAAAACTGTTACGTTACACAATGAGAAAGATGTTGCTGATAATTTTGATTCATATACAAAAGATGGCTATGAAGGTCAAATGGTACGAACAGACGGACCGTACGAACAGATAAGGTCCAAGACATTAATGAAGCATAAAGTTTTCGTGGATCAGGAATATATCATTTTAGATATTTGTGAAGGTCGTGGAAAAAGAAAAGGTACTGCTGGTTATTTTAGTTTTGAAAATGAAGAAGGCAAGAAATTTAATTCTAACTTAAAATGTACGTTTGAAGATGCTGCTGAATACTTAGTAAACAAAAATACCTATATAGGCAAAACAGCAACGGTTCAATTCTGTAATAAAACTCCGGATAATATCCCTAGGTTTCCTTACGTAACCAAGGTTGCTCGTGAAACTTATGAGTAATTAAAATTCTGTTTTGTAATGTACGATAAAAATCGTATATTACAGTACACTAAATATACACATAACACTAACAAATAAAATAAAAATGGCCGATACCTCTAAAAAACATCTGGGTCCTGTATTATGGGAAGATGAAAAAACAAGAACTTGGAGAGATGAGTGGCTTGCTCTCCCTGCGTATGAACAAAAGTCTAAAAAATGTTTCAAGGAAATAATTGTCAGGTTTTCATCAGATGAAGACTATAAAGATTTTCAAAACAGGCTAGAGCAACAACTTTCACATAAAACCAAATCAATCTGGCATCCTAAACTCGATAGAACATTAGCATTTGAGTTTGATTTACTATGTGTAGATACCGAAGATAAAGAAGAATGGCTATCCAAACCATTGACAAAAGACCAAACCACAAAAGATTCTGATATAGATGAAATATAGAATAAAACCAGAAATTCCTGCCAGAATACCCCGCTACCCTATCTACATTATTTCTAAAGGTCGTGCATATAGCCCACAGACTGCTAAAGCACTTGATGAAATGAAATGCCCTTATAGGATGGTAATAGAACCACAAGAATACGAAGAATATTCGAAAGTAATAGACCCTAAAAAACTACTAGTACTACCATTTTCAAACTTGGGTTTGGGTGGTATTACTGCTAGAAATTGGGTATGGGAACATTCAATATCAGAAGGCCACGAAAGACATTGGATTCTTGATGATAATATCCAAGGCTTCAAAAGAGTTCATAAGAATCTAAGGTATCATGTAAAAACAGGTGCAATTTTCAGAGCCCATGAAGATTTTGTGGACCGCTATGATAATATAAAAATGTCTGGGTTTAACTATACAACATTCGTAATGGCTGTTACAGAATATCCTCCTTACTACATTAATAGTAGAATATATTCCTGTATCTTATTGTCTAATGATGTTTACGAGCCTTCCAAGGACCATACCTCGATGGGAACACGATACGGTTCTACTGAAGTAAAATCTGGAGTTATTCGATGGATTCCTAGATTTAACGAAGACACAAAATTGAGTCTCGATATGATGAAGAGAGGTTACTGCACCATACTCACAAATAATTTCACAGCATCAAAAACGGTTACTCTAACTATGAAAGGTGGTAACACTGAAGAAGTATATGGAGATACAAATAATCGTTTAGAATTCGCACAAGAACTTAGAGATGCTCATCCCGATGTTGTGCAGATTACAAAAAAATATGGACGTTGGCATCACCACGTAGAATATTCAAGGTTTCAAAAAGTAGTAGATCTAAAGTTAAAACCTGAATATGAAAATATACCTGCTGATTATGAAGATGAGTATGGTATGGAATTAATGATAAAAAATCCAAACGATGTAGATCTAACAAAATATGTCTATAACCGTTACACAATAACCGAAGATTAATGAATACAAAATATTTAATAACTGGCATAGGTGGACTTTTAGGTTCTAGATTGGCCAAATATATTATAGATAATGATTTAGGTACCGTTGTTGGTATAGATGACTTTTCTGGTGGTCAAAGGGACTTTGTTCCTTCTGGCGCTAGTATTTGGCTTCATGACTTGAGTGAAAGTTCTGATTCTTTGGATAATATTTTTGATGCTTATAAGCCAGATATTGTTTACCATTTTGCGGCGATGGCTGCTGAGGGTCTTTCACCCTTCATTCGCACAAATACCTATAAGAATAATATCATAGCTTCTTCTAATGTTATTAATTGCTGTATCAATCATTCAGTAGAAAGGTTAGTATTCACATCTTCGATGGCTGTGTATGGCGCTGGTAAAGTTCCTTTTGCCGAATCTAACGTTCCCGAACCAGTAGACCCTTACGGTAATGCTAAATTAGCAGTCGAGAATGATTTACGGTATGCTCATGAGCAATTTGGGCTTGATTATTGTATCATTAGACCGCATAATGTCTACGGTATAAATCAAAATATTTGGGACCCTTATAGAAATGTTCTCGGTATCTGGATGAGACAAAGAAAGGCAAACCAAGATATTACTATCTATGGAGATGGTAACCAAAAAAGAGCCTTTAGCTACATAGATGATTCTTTAAAACCCTTATATATGGCAGGAATCTCTAGAAAAGTTTCTGGAGAAATAATAAATCTAGGAGGTATCGAAGAAGTTTCTATAAAACAAGCAGCAGAAATATTTATGGGTATTGAAGGCCCCAAAGTAAATATTGTCCATTTAGAAAAAAGAGAAGAGGTAAAACTTGCATGGGCCACACATGAAAAATCTCAGAAACTTCTCGGTTTCAGGCACGAAACCTCACTGGAGAATGGATTGCAAAAGATGTGGAATTGGGTATTACAGCAACCTGATAGACCAATTCAAAGAATGGAAAAGTACGAAATAGAAAAAGGTATCTACTCTTACTGGAAAAATAATTAAAAGAAATAGCCGGAGCTAATACCTTCGGCTATTTTTAATAGTGGTTGACATTCAATAGACTTATGTGTATATTAAAACATTGATAAAATCGAACAAAATATTCAAAAAAATGACAGATAATTTCGACAAACTAACCAACATCCTGAAGTTTAAACCAGGCACCTTTTACCTATTACAGATTATACAAAGAAAAAAAGATAATCCTTATCTAGAATCTAACAGTAAGGTTATTAAAGAATTTTATATCAATGACCAACAATACCTTGATTCTAAGAAAAATGAAATAAAACTTCTTTGTGCTGATATGAATGCCAGGGCATATTTGCATATAAACAAAAAATCTTACAAGGATATTTCATTTACTATGATGGAAAAACTCATAGACATTATACGTCTTGGGAACTATGAAAGGTGCAAGACTGTTTTTAATGCGTCATTTGGTAATAAAATAGCAGAAACTAGAGAAACAAAAAGATGGATTATTGATATAGATAAAAAAGATTTTGCTATTTTTCACATATACCATCAAGCAATTTGTCTGTTACCCATAGTAATTAAAAAATTTCAGTCTAAGGACTATGCTTCATTTTGTGAAAGAATAGAAACACCTAATGGCTGTCATATTATAACAAGTCCTTTTGATGTTAAGAAATTTTCTGAAACGTTAGCTCTTTCGGGTATAAAATATTCTTTACATAAAAATAATCCTACTATATGGTATGCACCATGAATATTTTTGTTTTAGACAAGGACCCAAAAACCGCAGCAAAGTATCATAATGACAGACACGTAGTTAAAATGATACTTGAAGGTGTGCAGATGATGGCATCACCGTATTATACGAATAATGGTGTAGTACAGCGTTCGCAAGCGCATGACTATCAACACCAACTAATAAAAAAATACAGCACCTTTCCACGTGAAAAATTTTATGGTTTTGGTTACTATTCACATCCTTGTACTAGATGGGTTCAACACTCATATAAAAATTGGATGTGGTTAGCAGACCTTGTTTCGGGTCTTTGTACTGAATATGAAATTAGGTATAAAAAGGTTCATGCTTGTAAAGAAGTATTGGACTGGTTTGTAAACAACCCACCAAAAGGACTTAATAATTCATGGCTAACCGAAACTCTAACAATTCCCGCTAATGCCACAACACTGAAAGAATTTCCCCAATTTAATGATTGGACACAGGCTATAGAAACATATAGAACATATTACAAAACCGATAAAAAACACTTAGCAAAATGGAAAACTACGATCCCAATATGGTACGAATAAACGAACAAAATTTAGAACAGTATATCAAGGATGCTGCGAGAACCGTCCGATACCTTGATGATGAAAAATCTGATATGATGCACATGAAGTTAGGCATTTATTCAGAAATTGGAGAACTTGTAGACGCATTTAAAAAAAATTTCGTATATGGTAAAGATCTTGATTTAGTAAATGTAGGCGAGGAACTAGGAGATATTGCTTGGTATTTAGCGAACACATTAACTATCATGGATCTAAAAATTAAATCATTTGATGTTATGTTGCCCAGAAAAAAACAAATTGTTTTCGATTTGGGTGAAATAATTGTTGCTCTTGAATATATTATGAAAAAATATAGCCAAGGCATTTATAATAGCCAAACTATTTACTTTTGCTTTTTGCTTTTAGAAGAAATAGGTCGGGCCTATGGTATTGACCTTATTACTTGTATGGAAAAAAATATCGCAAAACTTAAAATAAGGTATCCTGAAAAATGGACTCAGGACTTAGCAACAAATAGAAATTTAGATGCAGAAAGATCTGCGTTGGAGAAATAAAAATGATTAGAACAGATAAAATACTTATAGAAAAACTTGACGGTATATTGATGAATGAAAGTTCTATAAAGGAACGACTTGGTGAAGTAATAAGACTAGGGAATTTACGTATCGAAAAACTTTCACGTCAGGTAAAAACAAAAACTATAGACAAAGCCATGGCTGCTTATTGGGATCGAATATTTGAGGCCGAAAATCTGATGGGTATTAAATATACTAACGAAGACGGATATTCTCGTTATCCTGTTCACGTATTTAAAAAATTCAGATCGTTATAAATAATTCAAACGGCATTGCCGTAAAAATAAAACAAAACCTATGCCTATCTATACGTACAAATGTAGTTCTTGTGGTATGTCATTCGAGAAATTTACTACCATTTCTCGGCGCGGTGACCCACTAGAAGACCCTTGTCCAACGTGCAATTCAGAAAAAACACTAGAACGTGCAATACAAACTACACAAATAGTTTCAGGACTTGCGCTAAAAGACAAGAGACCCGACGGCTTTCGAGAAGTTCTACGGGGCATAAAAAAATCACATCCTAACGGTGGCATGGAAGTTTAATAGCAATGCTTTAAGAGAAACTAAAAAAACTAATCTTAAGTATGCCGAAAAATAAAAAAACAAAACCTACTTATAATAGGTCGTCCTCATTTACAACTAATATGAGTCTCGCTCGAATATCACCATTGACTAATAATCAATCTAAGGTTTTTGATTCATATTACACAGGAAAAAATATTGTTATGCACGGCCTAGCTGGTACAGGAAAAACTTTTATTTCTACGTATTTGGCACTAGAAACATTATTTGATTCTGATAATAACTATAAAAAAGTCTGTTTTGTACGTTCGGTTGTTCCTACCAGGGATATGGGATTTATGCCAGGCACCGAATCTGAAAAAATTCAGGTTTACGAGAAACCTTATATTAGTATAGTAAATGAATTACTAAATAGAGGAGATGCTTACGAAATTCTTAAAAAGAAAAAACAAATAGAATTCATGAGCACATCTTTTATACGAGGAATTACTTTCAGTAATACACTGATTATCGTGGATGAAGCTACAAATATGTCTGGACATGAACTTGACTCGGTAATAACTAGGGTCGGTGATAATTGTAGGATATTATTTTGTGGCGATATGCGACAATCTGACTTAACCAATTTTAACGAAAAAAGAACAACTTCTGATTTCCTACATATTATGGAAAATGTTCCTGGCTTCGATTTTATTGAGTTTGGTATAGATGATATAGTACGTTCTGAATTAGTAAAAAATTATATCATAGCAAAATATAATTATGAAATGAAGGAAGCAGTTTAACACCCACGGGTGGTTGCATACAAATCAACCACCCATAATTTTTAGAAAATATAAAATGTTCAATCACATACCAACAAACCTAGAGACCATATCTAGAGTTGAAACAGGCAAAAGGTTTTATCAAACACCCGACGGAAAAAGGTACCCTTCCATCACTACAGTTTTAGGGTCTGTTAGCGATAAAAGTTTTTTAGTAAAATGGAGAGCTAGAATAGGAGAAAAAGAAGCAGATAAAATCAGTAAATCATCTGCTGCTAGAGGTACCTTAAATCATCAGTTGTGGGAAAAATACCTATACAATGAAGCTATTGATACCGAAGAGATGATGCCTGCTACTAGAGAATCTTTTTTACAATTAACGAAAATTTTTGATACATCTGTCGAGAATATTCGTATATTAGAAGGGAAATTAATATCACACCTTATAAAGGTTGGCGGAACAGTTGATTGCGTGGCCGATTTTAATAAGGTAACTTCTATTATTGATTTTAAAACTTCTCTTAGGGAAAAGAAAAGAGAATGGATTAGTGGTTACTTTAAACAAGCAACTGCTTATTCTATTATGTTAGAGGAAATGACAGGAATCAAAACTGAACAAGTTGTTATATGTATTCAGGTACAAGAAACAGGTCAGCCACAGATTTTTATTGATGATCCTTTGAATTGGATTGATTCCCTACAAGAAGATATTAATAACTACTATAAACTTTACAGATAATGCCACTAAATATATTAAATAACGAAGAATTTTCTTCAACTATAAGAAAAATAATGAAAACGAAAAATGTAAATGCTATGGAGGCTATAGTTATACATTGCGAAGAAAAAGAATTAGACGAAGATATTGCTGCTTCATTAATTGATGCAGACCTTTATGGTAGAATCCACGAAGAAGCTCAGCGATTGCATTTGATACAACCCGAACAAAGTCTACCATTTGATGTATAAAACCTCAGAGTGCTATCAAGATTATGTTGCTATAAAATTACACTTTTCTGGTTCTTATGACTATCAAAAATATAACGGCAAGACTCGCATAAAGGGTAAAAATCTAACAGAGGTTCAGTTATACATATTTAAAAAAATATCATCAAAATATTCTAGGGAATTAATTGTTTATTATTTTGCCAGAAAATTTTATGAAAATCCTAAATTTTGGATTATATCACAGCCCGTGGATAGAATTACTAAGGAACTGAATGAACTAAAATCTTTTTTTGAATCATTCGAGTATAAGGTTACTCAGGAATTGGATAAATTAATTAATGAAGGTATGGCTGAATTAGGAGATAAAGGACAAATTAAAGACCTATTCACGACAACTGATAATAGTTTCTGTTTCATAGCAAAAAAATTAATTGCAAATGAGGTATCCTTGGAACTATTCTATGTATTGAATGATACTTTTAATCTTTTATCAGTTTGGGAAAAATACTTGAAAAAAGATTTGATTTTTAAAGATATATTGATTAAATTTAATAACTTTAAACCATTCGGTGTCTCTATGATTGTCAGCGACCCGAATAAATACAAGACTACAATCAAAACTATTATATCATGAGAACTGTGGATAATACTTATACAAAAAACATACAAAAAACAAGTAAATATGGACTTTAAAAGCCTTAAGAAAAATAGAAAATCTGCCTTTGAGCAATTAGCAGATAATATGGAAAAAACCAAAGGTGGTAACTACGGAAACGACTTACCTCTATGGTCAATTACAAGAGATAAAGCAGGGAACGGACAGGCTATAATTCGTTTTTTACCGACAAAAGACGAAGATATTCCTTGGGTTCGATTATTTTCCCATGCTTTTCAAGATAAAGGCGGCTGGTATATAGAAAATTCTTTAACCACACTAGAGCGTAAAGACCCACTAGGTGAGTGGAATCAATACCTTTGGGGATTAGGCGAAGACAAATATAAGGATCTTGCTAGAAAACAGAAAAGACGTCTACATTACTATTCTAATATTTACGTTGTAAATGACCCAGCAAACCCAGATAATAATGGAAAGGTATTTTTATACAAATATGGTAAAACTATTTTTTCTATGCTTAATGATTTAATGCACCCAGAGTTTGATGATGAAAATCCTGTGAATCCTTTTGATTTATGGGAAGGTTCTAATCTGAGGTTACGTATCAGAAATTCTGATGGTTATCCTTCATACGACAAATCCACATTTGATACAGCAGGACCTGTGAATCAGCATGAAGGCGGTCCGATGGAAGATACACAGTTAGAAGAACTGTATAATAATACACACTCACTACAGCAAATTGTTGATGATTCAAAATTCAAAACTTATGAAGAATTATTAACTAGACTTAATAAGGTATTGGGATTCAATTCTCAAGCTAAAATTAAGGGCGTGCAAGCAAACCTAGAAGATGAACAAACGGAAGCAGAACCGATACCTGAATCAAAACCTAAGCCGGTAAAAAAGGCGGAAGTAAGTGAAGATGAAGATGAGGATCCAATGTCCTTTTTCGACTCCTTAGGTTAAGAATAAGTTCGTATAAATAACTGCATATACCTTATGTGGTTACGGACTAAGGCAAATGCAGTGAAATGTATTTGCCTTTTTTTTTTAGTTAAAAAGCCCCCGAAATTCTAGGTGCTGTTGCAGACATACCAGAAGACATATAGGTATTATTATTCTGATTATTTGCTATAGTAGAGTTGTTATTTGATGTATTATTGTGAGAACTTATTCTAGTTGCCTTTTCTTTTACGTCCGATGTTTGTTCCCTTTTAGCATCCATGGTCAATGTTGTCATTAATGCTTTAGAACTAGAATTGGAAATATCAATTGATTCCTCTATATTATTATCAGCCATACCTGAAGCCTTAAAAATACCTTTAAAGAATTCTTCAATTAATGATATCTTAGGCTTTTCCGCTTCTTTTAATTGACTTGTTTTTTCTTCCGATACTTCACTATCAGCTAATGCCTCGGTTTCTTTTTTCTTTGAGAGGTATACCTGTTCGCTAGAATTTAAAGTATTCTCGTATGCTGTTTTAGTATCAATAGAATTTTTACTATCAGCCTCCATCAACTCGGTCGTAATACGTTTCAGTTTCTTTTTTGCTCTTTCGTATGTCGATGAATCCCCGGACGCAGCGCTATCTTTAACATTAGCTAAAGCATCATTAAATTTTTCCGATAATTTTTTAGTTTTTTCTATATTATCTTTGCGTTCCTTTTCAGCCTTTTCTTCTTCCGTATCAATTATACCTAATGACCTACCTTTTTCTAACAGCCATGAACCTGCAGCCTTAAAAGGTTTTGCTAATTTTTCTAAAACACCGACCAATTTACCGAATACACCTTTAACCAAATCAAAAATACTACCAAATACCTCAAACACTTTATCTATACTATCGCCTATAAGTGTTTGGAATGAAAATTCATCCATGGCTTCTGACACACCATCAAGACCAATTTTTTCCATTATCCATGAAACCGCATCCTTCAGTAAATCAAGCGGTAAACCTATCAGGCCATTAATAATTTCAGTAATACCATCTTTAAGACCTCCGAGTATTCCATCTTCCTTAAATCCTTGAATAAATCCTTTTATACCATCAAAAGCAGCCATAATTAATGTAAGAACACCAGTAAACCTACCGAACAATTTAGCAAACTTAAATATTTTACCTGCTATAGCAGATTTACCCATAAGGGAACTAAATACACCAGAAATTTTACCGAAAACAGATTTTAGTGAATTTATTATTCTACCGAATATTGAACTAATTGACTTTATTACCTTATTATTTTTTATCATGGTTATCAAACCCGAGAAGACAGATTTAATTTGACCGAAAAATTTTGAGATAAATGTTCCTATTTTACTTTTTTTGACCACAGAAATTGCTCGGGTAAACATCTTACCTATCACTGAAAATAAATCCTTAAATACACCGAAGAATCCCATAGCAAAACCAACAATTCCAGCACCTATTGCTGTAATGATACCCATAGGACCCGATAAAAGCCCCATAAGCATACCAAAAATACCACCTTTTTCTTCTTCTTTATCACCAACACCTGACTTCTGATCTCTAATGTCGGTTAATAAATCAATGATAGGTTCCCAAACATTTTCGAACATATCCCTAGATTCTTCGCCTTTATCTTGTGCATCTAAAAGACTACTTTCGTTTTGTTCTCTTGAGTTTTCATTGGTCTTTTCAATTTCTGCTTTAATTTCGGGTACCACTGAGGCAATTTGTTGTAGTAAATCGTCGGGTACTGATTCTGAGTCTGACCCAAAAAAACTTTCTGTGTTAGATAATTTCTTTACTTCTGGTTCTCTTCTAGAAATTTGAACCATTGTTTCTTCTTGGATTGATGCTGACTGAGGAAGTTCATCATTTTGCATTTCTAGGAAACTAACTACATTATCATAATCTTGATCTTCTTGATATACTAGTTCTTCGCCACGTTGTTTAGCCAAACTCTTTAGAAGATCTATACTATCAGATAATTTATTCGATATATTATCTGTATTCGATATATTATCTGTATTCGATATATTATCTGTATTCGATATACTATTATCTGTATTCGATATACTATTATTATCTGTATTATTTCTAGTTTCTTTAGTTTCTTCTAAGAGTTTTACTGTATCTCCAGTATTATTTCTAGTTTCGTCTGAAACCACTAGTTCATCATCCGAAACCTGTATAGATTTTAGAAGATCTATACTATCAGATAATTTATTCGATATACTATTATCTGTATTATTTCTAGTTTCTTTAGTTTCTTCTAAGAGTTTTACTGTATCTCCAGTATTATTTCTAGTTTCGTCTGAAACCACTAGTTCATCATCCGAAACCTGTATAGATTTTAGAAGATCTATACTATCAGATAATTTATTCGATATACTATTATCTGTATTATTTCTAGTTTCTTTAGTTTCTTCTAAGAGTTTTACTGTATCT